TTAGGACAGAAAAATTAGGTAGCTATACTATATATCACTATATTTGTATCATAATATACTAACAAGCTAAAGCCTAGAAGCAGTAGCTCTCCAACCTTACAGTTTGTTGGTATATTTAATATTAATTTTAACCTAAACAAATAATTAAGATGTCAAAAAAGAATTTAGTAGCACCAAAAAAAGAAGGCGGAACAGTAGGAAGTTTTGTAAGATTACCAATAAGCTTAAAAGAAGATGCTCAGATTTGGTGTATTAAGAACAAGAAGAGTTTAACAGATATTATTATTGAAGGTATCAAAAATACTATAAAATAATATGGGAAAACTATCATTAAAGCACTCAAGATTAAAGCCTAGCGTTTCTGTTTCATTAGTAAAAGACGAAGAAAGTGGTATATTGAATTGGAGGTATAGGTTTTTAACTATAAGTAAAAACGGAACTTATAGAAAACACGAACTTATAGATTATGACTACGAAGATTTTAGCAACCTTGCTGAGTTTAAAAGTAGGATAGAATATGAGATAGATTTAGCTAAAAGATTAAAAGAAAATCTAAATTAGATATGAAATCAGAAGCAAGAATACAGCAGGAGATTGTAATGTTTTTCAATAATGAATACCCAGAATTAAGAGGTTGTCTTTGTTACAACAATAATAATTCAGTAGGTGGTTTAAGAGGTAAACTTAATAAATTTCTCGGAGTTGTAAAGGGTCGCTCTGATATGGTTCTATATTATAAGAGTTTCTCAGTAATGATAGAACTAAAGACGGAAAAAGGAAGGCAGTCGGATTCTCAGAGGGCTTGGCAGTACTTAATGGTAAATCAAGGTTTTGAGTACTATATTGTCCGTTCACTTGAAGAGTTTAAAGAATTAATCGTAAAAATAATAATATAATGAGTTTCGAAGAAGGTAGCGTAAATTCAACAGCAGATATATTAGCTATTGAAAAAGAAAGAAGGGATAGAGTAGTTGCTCAGAATGGGAATGACGGATTACATTACGGGAAAACACCCGAGCATTACTCAAATGAAAAAGGTAGTTTGTATAAAATAGGACTAGAAAGGGGTTGGAACCCTTATCAGTTCGATGCTATTAAACGTATTGATAGAGCATATAAAAAAGGTCAATTCAACGAAGATATAGAAAAAACACAATTGGTTTTAAATTTAATGAAAAAAGGGCAATAAATTATGAAATTAATATTAATAGTTGTCTTTTTAATATTTTCATTAAAAATATTCAGTAAAAAAAACGAACCTTTTGATTAAAAATAAATAAATTATGGTATTATCAAAAAAAGCAGTACAATTTGTAAGCGGAGGAATTATATCTTCTTATATTACAACTCATTACTTAGAAGAGTCAAAGCATTTAGGTGTATTTAAGCAATCAGCTAAAATGAACGTAAATAGAACTTTAAAGGACTTAATAAAGATAGAAGAAGACTATTTTAACGAAACAGAGAACGTAGACGATAAAGATTTGTCGGATAAGTTGGTTTCAAACAAATTAACGTTTATAGACGAGTTTTTAAAGTTTGATTTTGCAGATTTTACAAAACTACAAGAGGTTTTTGTAGCATTTACAAAGGATAGAAAGAGATTAGTTAGTATAAGTGATAGAATTTTAATCGAAGACAAGGCAAAAAAGTAATGAATGTAAGCGAAGCGTGTAGTATATGTTTTAAAGAAGAAATAAAAGTCTACCCCGTAAAAGTCGGGGGGACTTGGAGGATTGAGGTTAAAACAGGTAATAATAAACCTATGAGGTATAAAAAGGCATTAAAAGAAGGTATAGATACAAATAATGCTATTTCAAAAACATATATTTTTCTAGCAAAAAAGATTATAAATAAATAAAACAATATTATGTAGTTATTTTTTAGTATTTTTGGGGAAATATGTAATTTTATGCCATTGAATATATTTCAAAGACTCAAAAAGCTAACTTGGAACAGAGATTCGTCTGGTAACAACTGGTATGTAGAGAATAACGGGAACGGTTTCGGTTCTGGCGAAAATCAAAGTAACTTAGAAATTTCTCAGAATCACCCAATACTAACACCCGCATTATTATTTATATCAAAATTATTTAGTCAAGCTGAATTTAAGGTTGTAAATAAAGAAACAGGAAAGGAAGAAAAAAATCATTGGCTAATCAAACTTTTAAATAAGCCAAACCTATATCAAACTCAATCAGACTTTTTAGAAAGTTTACAGTTTATTCAAATTGCTCAAGGAAAAGCTGTTGGTTACTTAAAAAGACCAATAGGATTTAGTGGAGCAGAGGATATAGATTCAATATACCTATTGGATTCTGATTTAATAGAATGGCCATTAAAATACAAGGATACTAATTTTCGTTCCCCAATGCTATCTGCAAGGGCTAAAAGTTCCGCTAATAACGAAATTATAAAATATGATGTAAACGGTGAAAATTTAAAAATAAAAGTTAAGGACTTAATATTTTTCTATGACTTACCTAATATGTTGCAAAAAAACTTCTATGACGTAAATTCTAGACTAGACGGATTAAGACAAACCTTGATTAACACCAACGACTCTCTAATCGCTAAGAATATCATTTTAAAGACTAACGGAAAAGAATTGATAAGCGGAGGTAATAACGAACACTTTCCTCTTGCGGGTGATGATAAGGATAAAGCCGAAAACTTACTTCAAAACAATTATGGTTTAGGTTGGTTCAGAAAAAGAGGCATTGTAACAAAGGCAAGTATTAACTATCAGTCATTGCATATTGCTTTAAGAGATTTAGGTCTTGATGAGTCTGTAAAAGTAGATGGTAATTTAATATATACCGCTTTACATATACCTAAAGATATTATTTCTTTAGAAGCTAAAAAAACAACCTACAACAACTTCAAGGAGTCTATGGTTTCGTATATTCAAAACGAGATGCAGGCTAGTACAAATGCTTTTACAGACGTTCTTAATCAGTTGATTGACGATACTGACTATAAATTAGTAGGTAGCTACGAGCATTTACCTATAATGCAATTTATACTTATTGAAAGGTATGAGGGAATAAGTAAAAAAGCTAAAGCATTAAATGACTTGCTTATAACAGGAGTTCCTAAAGAGGTTGCTCTTGAAATGTGTGGTTTTGATAAAGACCTTAAACTAGAAGAGATTCAAGTAATATCAGCTTCACAGAACTCAAATATAGAACAAAATGGAGAAGAACAAACCGACTAAAGAGGAGTTATTAAAAATTATTGCTCTAAAGAAAAAAACACTTAATGATAATAAGGTAATTAACAAGTAAAAAAAATGAAACTAGATATTCCAAATTACCAAACAAAAAAAGAGTTGTTTGATTTCTTAATACTAAATAAAGAAACACTTATTTCTCAGAAAAAAAGTGTAATTAAATTAGCTGACGGTATTGGCGGAAGTTCTGTTCATATTCAAGGTACGAAGTCAGTAAATAAATCAGAAAGTGTTTCTTCGGAGCCTATTAGTGAAATAAAGGTTAAGGCAGTTATAAATACTACTAACTTTTTAGATTCACACGGAGACGTTCATATACCAGGTATTTGGAATAAGTCTTTAAAAGAGAATAATAGAATAATGCATATACAAGAGCATCAATCAAGTTCTTTTGATAAGATTATAGCTAGTGGAGATGATTTAAAAGCTAGTACTGAAACAATGACTTGGAAAGAGTTAGGGTATAATGCTATTGGAACAACTCAAGCTTTGGTTTTTGAATCTACGGTAAAAGAGTCTCGTAACAAATACATGTTCAACCAATATAAGCAAGGTTTCGTAAATAATCATTCAGTAGGAATGAGATACGTAAAAATGGAATTAGCAATAAATGATAAGGACTACGAAAAAGAAAAAAACTTTTATGACAAATACATTTCTCAAGTAATAAACAAAGAAGATGCTGATAAATTAGGTTACTTCTGGGTAGTTACTGAGGCAAAAGTAATTGAAGGTTCAGCCGTACCAATGGGAAGCAACCCAATTACTCCAACAACAAACATTAAGAGTGAGCCGTCTCTAATTGATTTAATCAATAACACAGACACTCAGGAGAAAGCCGCAGATAGCACTTTCAGTATAATTGATGCGATTAATAAAAATAATTTTAATTTAAACTAAGTAAAATGAACAAAGAGGAATTTGACGCACTAATTTCAAAGATAGAGTCTTCTATCGGTGCTAGTATTGACACGAAACTAAAGGATGCTTTTAGAGAAGTAAACCCAGAGGTTTTAAAAGCAATTTCTAACAACTCGGCTGAGTTAAAGAAAACAGTAAAAAATTTAGAAGATTCTAACGTAGCTTTAATTGACGCACAAAAAAGTCAAGGAGCAGTTATTGAAGGATTAACTACTAAATTAAACAACGCAAACGAAAACAAGAAAGTTTCTTTTAAAGACCAAGTAATTGGTTTACTTAAAGTAAATGAAGAAAAGTTAGTTGCGATGAAAAACGGAGATTCTAAGACGAATATTCGTATGACTATGAAGGCAGTTGGAAATATGACAATAGGTGGAAACACTACAGGTCAATTACCACAAGCTGAACGTGAGTCTGGGATTACACGTATAGTAAGAAGAAATCCTTTTATTTTAGACTTAGTGAACGTTGGTTCAATTACTTCTAACTTATGGGAATGGGTTCAACAAGCTAACGCTGAAGGTGCGCCAGGAATGACTGCAGAAGGTGCAGCTAAAGCTCAAATTGATTTTGAATTAGTACTTGCAAGTGCGGCAGTTCGTAAAGTTACCGCTTATATCAAGGTATCTAAAGAAATGTTAGATGATATTCCTTTAATGGAGTCTGAAATCAACCAAGAATTAGCTGAAAGAATCAATTTAACTATTGATGCTCAATTATTATCTGGAGACGGAACGGGTCAAAACTTAACAGGTATCTTAGCTAACGCAGTAGCGTTTACACCAGGTTCTTTTGCTACGGGTTCTGTTAATGAAGTTATTTCACCTATTAATGCTGATGTATTAAGAGTTGCTATTAACCAAATTTCTGTTTCTCTTTTCCAAGCTAACTATATCGTTATGCATCCTTCTGATGTTACCGCTATGGATTTAGCTAAATCAATTGACGGACATTACGTATTGCCTCCTTTTTCAACTAGTGCAAATACTATCGTAAAAGGTATTCCAGTTGTTGCAAATACAGGAGTTACTGAAGGAGACTACTTAGTAGGAGACTTTAGTAAAGCAGGAGTAAGATTCAGAGAAGGTTTAACTTTCGATGTAGGTTACGAGAATGATGATTTCACTAAGAATTTTGTAACTATCTTAGCAGAAGCTAGATTAGTTCAAAGAGTAAAATCTAATCACTATCCAGCATTTGTAAAAGGTGACTTTGCAGTAGACAAAGCAGCAATAGCAAAAGCATAGTAATTAATTTTAAACAACAGAACCGTTAGAGTAAAATCTAACGGTAAGTTGTTAAAGTTTAATAAGAAGTAAAAAATTGATAAGTAATGGCTAATATAATTGACAACACGTATTTTGAAAAAGGAGCACTTTATATACCTAATAATAAAGATTTAAACGCTTCTTTGCCAGGAAACCCGAGTAATCAAACTGATTTGGATTTCTATATTGAGGAATACGAGCGTGAATTATTAATTAATGCTTTAGGTATTGTTCTATATACTGAGTTAAAGACAGCGTTATTAGACCTCCCTAACTCTAACCAAAAATGGAAAGATTTAGTAGACGGTAAAACTTACGTAAATACTTCTAACGTTACAAAGCGTTGGGATGGTTTAAAGGGTTCTAATAAACAAAGTCTTGTAGCTTGTTATATATATACTGAATACCTTAGAAATTACAATGAAACATTTGCAACTACGGGCGTAGTTCGAAACGACTCTAAAAACGCTACTAATTACGATGCTACACCAAAGTATATTAAAGCGTATAATAAGTTTTTAGAACAATATCAGTCTGACTTATCTAGCAACCCAAGAATTTATGTAAATAAATTTGGTAGCGAAGGTATTGATTGGTACGGCTCAGAAAAAGCAACGGTTTCATTACATCAGTTTTTAACTGACTCTAACGAGTTAGATGCAACGTCTTTTCCAGATTTTACTTTTAAATTTTACGCAGAACAAAATTCATTTGGTATATGATTGTAGTTGAACATACTATACAAAAGATTGTAGATACTATTCCTTCTATTCAGATAAACTCAAGTTTAAATACTAAACCTAAATTTCACTGGGGAGACGAGGATGAGTTAAATAGATATGTTCAATTAATGAAAGATGGCTCTTACCCGTTAATATGGTTATTACCGTCTTCAGATAAATACGAAGGGTCTTTAGGGCAAGACGTAGTTAAGGAATGTTCTTTTATAATAGCAACTAGAGAAACTAGAACTGATTTGTTTAACAATGAAAGATATAAAAAATCTTTTGATATTGTTTTACAACCATTGACTAAAAATCTAATTCACGGTCTTAGCGCATCAACTATTACAAGTAGAATTGGTGATGAATGGGAAATTATAAAACTTCCTAATTATTCAGCAGAAAGCGAAAAGAACGGTACTATTGATTTATGGGATGCGATAGCTCTTACTATTAACGTAAGGTTTAGTTCTAATTTAAAATGTTTAAAAGCAATAGATTATGGCAGTTAAGAAAAAAAAGAAGGTAGCGGTAGCTATTAGTCAATTTACATTTAGCGGAGAACTCTACAAAATAGGTGACTCTTTTAAAGGTAGCAAAATACAACAAGATTCATTAATAAATAAAAATTTAATAAAATGGCAGTAATTAATACAATAGCCTCAAAATCAGCAGGATGCGGAGGCTCATCAATAAACACAGGAGACTTAGGGTGTGATATTTCCTTTGGTCTAGTTATTCACGCACTTGGATTTAAAAAAGGAGTTAAAATTCCTGCAAGTACTGATATTACAATCGACTATATCAATGGGTTGGTTCAAAGCGGAGATGTTATTCCTTTGATGGATGCGTTTTCTTCTGAACCTACAATGTCTGAAGATACGTTAGAAACTTCTCCATTAGGAGTTGAAGCTTTAACGCTTAAAGGTCTTCCTAAGTATTCTTTGACTATGAAAAAAGGTCAAAACTACTACAAGGAAATGGCTAAGTTAACAGGTTTTGGAAATATCAATTGGGTATTAGGAGACGTTAGCGGAAATTGGAAATACGCAGTAACTTCTGAAGGAGACTTTACGGGTTTTACAGCAGGTCAAACACTTGCATCTATAACAACCCCAGCTACCGCAACTGAAACTGAAAAGAAATCTTTTACGTTTCAATTAACGGATAGAAATCAAATTGATAATAGCTACGCAGTAATTGAGTCAGCTAATCTTTTCCCAATATCAGACGTATCTGGTATAAACGGAGTTGAGTTATCTTTTGCTGATGCAAACGGTGCGGTAGTACCCGCAAGTGGAGATACTGATTTAAAAGTTAAAGCGGTATTAAAAGCTGATAGAATTACAGCAATTGAAGGATTAGCAACGGCTAACTTTAAATTCTCGGGTGGTTCAGTAACCGCTGTTGAGGATAGTGAAGGTTTCTATACTTTAACTATATCTAGTTTATCAGCAGGTTCTATTAACTTAGAGTTATATGACGCATCAGCTTTAGCTAACGCTATTATAGTTTCTGGAGAATTATATAGAAGCAACTTATTGAGCGCAGTTGTAGCTTAGTAAATAGATTTTAATTATAATGTAAAAGCCCTTTCTCAATGCGAGGAAGGGCTTTTTTTAATATAAAAAATATAAATATGAATGTTGTTCAGTACCAAAGAAGACTTAAATCATTTAACGTTGAATCTAATGTTAAAAAAGCAGTTAAAGAAAGTTCTGAAGAAATAGTTAATTTAAACAAAGTAAATTTAAGCAAAGGACTGAATAGTTTTGATAAAGTAGTAGGGAGGTACTCATCTTTTACCGCAGGTTGGGCTAAAAAATTAAAACCAAATAAACCTAAAATATTCGGAAGTCTATATAATTTTGATTGGACAGGCTCTTTTATTAACGGAATTTTTATAACTTACGAAAATTATAAGATAAAATTTAGTAGTACAGGAATGGGTGGTGCCAAGAAGACAAGATTTATTACAGATAATAAATTATTAGGACTATCTAAGATTAAAAGAAAGATTATTAATGAAGTTATTTTAACACCAACATTAAGAAGGTATTTTAAATCACATATAAATAAGTAATGAGTAAAACAAAAACATATTTAAGCTTTGAAGATATACCTGTTTATAATTTTTACAAAATATCTGAAGATTCTGATATGCGTTGGTTCGCTAAAGACTTTAGAGGTGATAGGGATATAAAGTTATTAGAAGAGGAGATTATTGAATTAGTTGAAAGGTATAAAGATATTTATGACGAAAGAATTAAATATACAAACGATACAAAGACACTTGAGTATTATAGAAAGTTAAATGATTTAAGCGACCTTGAAACTAAATTATTTAGATTAACTTCAGCTTTTGATGTTTTAATGGATATAAAATTAGAACACGAGTTGTTTTCCGAATACGTTACGTACTTTAAAGAAGATGAAGGTTATGTTTTTTCAAAAGAAATAACAACGAATGAATTACGTAAGGAATACTTGCTATGGCTAAGTAAAAAGATAAAAGGATTTAAAACAAAAGTAAGTGTAAAGAAGGCTAATTACTCAGATGTGTTAAAACCTGCTGATATTAATTCTAAAAACGCTAATTTTGACATTGTAAAAGAAAAGATACTTTTGCAGGAATCTTTAGGTATTACAATAGATATTTACAAATGCCCATTAATAGAGTGGTGTGCAATGATAATGAGAGCAGAAGAGAAATCAAAAGACTCCAAGAAACAATTAGATAAAATAAAAAGTAAAAGATAAGAATTATGGCAGGTCAAGTTGACGTTATTATATCCAAACAAGCGATTAAAGAAATTCAAATAGCTACTGCTCAACTTGAGCAACTAAGAATTAAGATACTTCAAGTTAACAAGGCGGGTGCTAAGTCGGGTGGTGTTGGTGTTTCTGACAACCAAGCTTTAACCTCTCAATTGGCAACTCTTAACAAGTTAGTTGTAGCAAATAATAAATTATCAGTATCTGCTAATAAAAGGCTAAACGCTATTAAAAAAAATACTGCAGCTACTAATCAGAGCACATCGGCTAATAAAAGAAATGCAAACTCTCTTGGAGGTATAGGAAAAGTACTTAAAGGAGGTGGTATTCTTTTTGCTTTAATGAAATTAAAAGATTTAACAGTTAGTCTTGTAAAGGATGTCTTTAATTTAGCTAAACAATTTGATTCACTACGTTTTGCTTTAGAAAGAACTTCAGCTAGTTTATTAGAGGCTAAAATGAACTCAGCCTTTATGTTAAAGCTATCTAACGATTTAGGTCTTTCTTTAATTGCAACTACAACAAGGTTTATAAAATTCGCAGCTGCAGCTCGTAATTCGGGTCTTGCAATGAAAGACGTTCAAAAGATTTTTGGTACAATGGCAAAAGCGGGAGCCGTTCTTGGTTTACGTACTGATGAATTGTCGGGTGTATTTTTAGCCTTAGAGCAAATGCTTTCTAAAGGTAAAGTAACTACGGAAGAATTAAGAAGACAATTAGGTGAAAGATTACCAGGTGCGTTTGGTATAATGGCAGCTAGTTTAGGAGTTACACTTCCTAAGTTAGATGAAATGTTAAAAAAGGGTGAGTTGCTTTCAGCAGAAGTTTTACCAGGATTTGCTGACGCAGTTGAACAAGCTTTTGGTTTAGAAACTGTTGACAAAGTAGAAACTTTAGTAGCATCTCAAAATAGACTTACTACTTCTTGGCAAAATTTTGTTAAGAATTTAACAGAAGAAGGAAGTGTTGTAAAAGGTGTTTTTAAAACTATTTTAGATACTATTGGTGAGTCAATTAAAATACTAGATAGCTACGTTAATTCTAAAGAGTTTTTTAACTCAGAATATATGGCATTTGGTTTTGATATTGAAACTGATATAATAAAAAGAAATGCTAAAAAATTACTTGAGGCTACAAAAAAAGAAGATGAAAAGTTTGAGGTTTTACAAGAAGCGAGTAGAAAAGCATT